GGTTTACTCAACTCGGAGCGGTTATTCCTAGTCTTTCAGCGGCTCTACAAACAGTACCCGCTGCGTTCCAACAAGCAGCACAAGGCGCTATGATGTTTGGAACCTCTTTAGGACAAGGTATTATGGCCTCTGCTCCTATGGTGATTATGGCAGTCCAACAGTTAGCTATGCAAGCAGTTATGTCTGCTCAAATGGCGTTCCAACAAGGTCAACAAATCGGCGTTCAGTTTGGTCAACAAATCGCTATGGGCCTGTCTTCACAATCCGGAGCTATCGCATCGGCCGCTCAATCTGGCGCCAACATGTCTATTTCTTCCGTACGAGGAACATTCTCTCAAGGAGGATCTATTGGACAACAATTTGGCTCAAGTATTGCTAGTGGTATTTCTGGAAGCTCTGGTTCTATCACCGGTTCTTCTTCCAGTGTAGCAAACAGTTCAGTAAACTCTATTCGTGGAGTATTTAATCAAGGTACTTCTCTTGGTTCTAACTTCGGTGGGTCTGTGGCTAGTGGCATTTCATCACAATCAGGTTCTGCTCATGGAGCTGGTTCTAGTTTGGCACATTCAGCATACAATGGTGCGTCGTCTGTATCATTGAGTTCTGCTGGTAGCTATGCTGGTTATGGTTTTGCAAATGGTTTGGCTGCATCTGCTGGATCTATTTACGCTACAGCATCAGCAATTGCATCTAATGTTGCAGCAACAATCAGAAGAGCCTTGGATATCCATTCGCCATCTCGAGTAACCAAAGCTCTTGGTAAGTTTACTGGACAAGGTTTCGAGATTGGTTTGAAGGATACTGGATCGTCAATCTTCAGAACGGCTAAAGGCTTGGCTAATCAAGCTATTGAAGCTCTGAATGTTGATGATAGTCTATCTGGACTCCTTATGGACAACATCGATATGACTATTCAACCTACAGTCAAACCAGTATTTGATGGATCTCTCCTTAAAGACATGAACAATCTTTCTGGTAAGATGAACGGTAACTTGACATTGCCATCAAGCTACACTGATCGATTCAATCAAAATGGCAACACAACGATTACTAATTCTGACACATATACAGTTAACGTTAATGTGGAGAACAGAGGTAATCAACCAATTAATCCTAAAGAACTTGCCCGTCAGGTTCAGGATGAATTGAAGAATATGCGTGACGCAGCTTTGCGTTCTAGAGGGGAGGAAATCGCTTGGTAAGTTTAAAGCCAGGTGAATTTCTTATTAATAAAGTAAATTCATCTACTGAAAAGATACTTATCCAAGATCGTCCCGATATCGAAGCACCCAAACGTCGGCAGGTTCATAAAGAGCCTGCTGGCTATGATGGGTTCTTGATTTATGATGATGGAGGATATGAAGCTACTGAAGTAGAACTTACTCTTCTTTATCATGGAGGAAGAGTAGATGATCCTGCAGCTATTTCCACAGCTCGAAATCGGATCTATAAATTCTTCAAATTCGGTCAATATGAGTTTAAGATGACTCCATATTTTGACCCCGAAAAGGTATATTTGTGTATACTAACTGAAGCACCAAAGTTTGAAAACAAATGGTATTACAACGGCGCCATGGTATTCAAACTAAAGATCAAAGTACAACCATATAAGTATTATGTGGATACTATTGACTCTTGGTGGAATATTCCTAAAGCTGGTTGGATGCGTAACCCTAGAATGTCGGACGCCAAACCATTATTCCGTATAATTGGTAATGGCGATTTGGATATGACTGTTGGATATAAGAAGATGATATTTACAGGAGTAGAAGGTAACATCTATATTGACTGTGAGAAATACTTCGTATATCGAAACAACAATGGGGTTATCACAAATGCAAACCATAAATGTAAATCAAAGGACTTTTGGCACATGCCCTCGGAACAATCTGTACAAATCAATTGGAATGGTGCAATTAGTACTGTCGAAATGATTCCTAGATGGAGGGATTTGCTATGAGACCTATACTTTATGAACAATATGAACGAGACTTTGAGTCAAATGGTATTGGTGTATTGTGGGACGCTCTTGAGTGTGAGGTTCATGAAGTTCGTAATGCCGAATTCGAGTTAGAACTCACATATCCATACAGCGGTCAGTGGTTTAATGAAATCAAAGAAAACCGTTATATTCTCGCCAAGCCTAATGATACTGATTTACCTCATGCATTTCGTATTTATGAGGTAGAAAAGAATACCAAAGACCAGACAATAAAAGCTAAATGCGTGACAATCACGGATGACCTAAATGGTATGCTGGTAAAAGCGGCTAAAGGTAAAGGTACTCCGGCTACAGCATTTGCGCTGGCTAAACAAAATGTTGTTGGTGGTCCAGAAGCAGTTCCTTATGAGTTTTATACAGACATAACCGATAACCTAAAAGACTTCGAGTTTCTTCTTCGGAATATGCAAAGCGTGTTATCTGGAGAAGAAGGTTCTCTTATCGACTTATGGCGAGGAGAGATAAAACGGACAAACAAGTATATTCATTTCCTTAGAAATCGTGGTAAACAAAATGTTACTACTATTCGTTTAGGAAAGAATATGGAGAACTTTAAGACCCAGGTATCTTTCAAAGGTAAATTCACAGCTATATTACCTTATGCTAAGTACACTAAACGTACAGGTAATGGAAACGATCAACAAGAGATTTATATATTTGGTGATGTTGTTAAGTCAATGCACTACAATTCATATTCTCAAAAGAACTTGAGACCTATAGATTTCTCAAGTGATTTCCAAAATACTAACCAAGGTAATGGCGATCATGAGATCACAAAAGCTCAGGTCGACAATGCTGCTAAAAACTATTTCACATCTAGAAACCCTGGATGTGATATTCCTAGTATACAGATGACTGTCGAGATGGCAGCTCTTAGGGATAGTAATTTATTCGACGAATATACCATTAATCGTTTAGAGACTATTGGACTTTGCGATACTGTCGATGTGTGGGTGTCTAAATGGAACCTATCCACAACCCTTAAAGTCCGTGAGCTAACTTATGACGTTCTAAAAGAACAAATTAAGACAATGGTAATCTCTGATAATGGTAAAGGCTCTACTAGCTACGGGTCATCTTTAACATCAACTGTCAACTCAAAGGTTGAGCAGAGCGTTAATAACATCTTCTACAACAGCGGAGGTTTGTGGTCCAAGATCGTTAACCTTACAGCAGATGGACATAACATCATCAATTACCAAACAACCCAACCAGCTTCTGCTAGAACCGGAGATCTTTGGTACAAAGACATGGGTAATGGTAAGGTTCAGCTAAACATTTGGGATGGATCAAAATGGAAGCGAGTTGTTGACTCTGATTTCGAAGATGATGTCAACAGAACGGTGGCAACTCATTTTGCGGAAGTTGAACAGAAGATTAAAGATGCTGAGGAAGACTCCAAGGAACGAACTCTACAAGCTTTAAGCAAGTCGGAAAGCGCATTACTCCAACTCAGGGATCTTCCACAAACTGGAGAATTCAACAAAATAAAAGATCAAGTTGGTGTTTACGAACGTGTTATTGGTAAAAACGAATCCGAGGTTAAAAAGAATGTTACAGGAATGGTTATGACTCCTGAAATATTCCAGACTGAGGTATTTGCCAGAGGCGTTTTGGGATCGGTTCTAAACCCACCGCCTAAAGTGATTAACCATATTCTATCAACTGATAATTTTGCGGATATGACTTCTGGGATTCTTGTCGATAGAAGAAAAATCAATACGAATTTGACTTATATCGCAAATCCTTATGTTGTTAAACGCCCAACGGGAGTTGACTCTGAACTGTTATTTTACACAATACCTGTTCGAACTATAACTCCTAGCGCCGAAACGACAGAACCAAATAACCAACCATATTGGTATATTTCATTCCCACTGGACAACTATGAGATAAAAGTTGGTGAAAGATGGACACTTTCGTTTGAATGGAGAGTGAACCCTTTAGGTAATGGTTATTTCTCTGCTGCCGAGTCTCAACAATTTCATTATGGTTTTTACGACTTCGATAAAAAACGTTGGGAAATTGGTCCTTGGACTGTTGATGTAAGCGCCACAGGAAGACAAGCTGCGGGTCCTGATTATCGTAAAGTGTCTCAAAATATGGCGTATACTCAACTTAGAAGTCTTGGGAAGAACGTTCGATTTGCTATAGTATATACACATTCATCTTCATTATATTTCCGTAATATAATGTGGAATAAAGGTGAAGAAGCACCATACAGTCCTATTACTTCTATCTCTACTAGGGTTACTCAACTCGCAGGATCTTGGGCTGTTAAAAACCTTAACAGTAACAATGACGTTGTATCCGAGATTAATGCTACGGGCGCCGATGTTAGAATTAAAGGTTCTTCTATATGGCTCGATGGTAACACTAAAATTGAGAATGCGGTTATTAAGGATGCACATATAGCGAATATCAACGCTGCTAAGATTACTACAGGCACTCTTGATGCTAATAGAGTTAATGTGATAAACTTAAATGCTAGTAACATTGTGACTGGTACAATGAGTGCAAACTATATTCGAGGTGGAATTCTGGCATCTCAGAGTGGAAGTTTGACATTTGACTTGAATAGGAATTATCTGAGATTCAACGCCGCTGCAAATATAGAATTTACTACGGCAGACAACTCGTTAGATCGGAAGAGCGCCGTGTA